CGCGTCATGATATTCGTGTTCGCTCATGCCCTTAGGTCTGCGAAACATTTGCTCGATTGCCTGTCTTGCATTATTGCCACAATACAAACTAGAATTTGGATCAACATACTGTGGATGGTACGTAGCGATGTCAGCAATCATTTGTGCATAAGGAAAGTTCCAGCGACGTACACCTCTATCAATATTCTTTTGATTAAGCCTGTCAGTCAATTTCTTTTGATCTAAAGGCGCGGCGTTATTCATAGCAAGATTTTCTTCTAACCAGCCAGTCAATTCCTTCATCAACTCTAGACCAAAGGTAGTAATGTGCTGTGTCAGATTCAAGCCCTTTATCGGTGTAGGATTTTGGTTTCCGATAGTAGAAAACATTTTGCGGTCTGCGGCTTTCCATTCCTTCATAAGGTTAGCCATTTCATCTGCAGTCTCATATAACCCAAAATGCGTTACCACTGAATGGTGATAACCGTGCCAATCCTTGCCAGCATAAAACCCTGAACCAGTACTACGATGAACGTAGTAGGCATAAACGTGTTCTAATAAAGACCACTTATCTGTCACATATTTTTTAACGCGTTCTTGCACGGCTACTGGTCGCTTCTTAAATACTCGCTGATCAGTGCCGTAATTTAAATCCTGATTGACATTATTGAAACCTTCATACGTACGAGATACACAATTGTAAGCAGGAATGTTTTGCATCAGCGGGTCGTTGACATGCTTATTGGCCTCAGGGCCAAGATAATCTAGGTCGCCGATTAGACAGTTCTCTTCTAGCCAAGCGGACTTTGGCCAGAAGTAATTTACGTAACAATCATAGTTTGGTCTTGTTTCAAGTGCTGTCATGACATGAATATCTCCAGTGGGTCGTGTGTTAGCTCACCCCAATTCTTCCTACGATACTTCATAGGATTTAGGTGAACCGATTGTGGTCGTTCCATGTTTCCAGTTGCATAGATTTCTGGATCCATATCGTACCATTGGTTAGGACATTTGACAATGCTCATGCCAAGATCAGTCATGCATCGCTCCATAAGCTTGACTACAGCAGAACGTTCTTCTCTAGAACCCGTAAATGGGCGCTTGTCATAGTATCCAGTCTTTGGCAACTTGCGACCTTCAAACTCGATAGGCCATGGCAATCCATACTCTACTTCAAGACCAGTGCTTTTACCAAAATCGTTAAGGCTACTTATCATGGTCTCAACATCAGCATTGAGACGAACAATATGATGGCGAATATCAATATTACCAAGTGATATAGTTAAGCCTTTATGATAAGATTTAATATGAGAACGAATATATTCAAAATCCGTATTAATTTGATTATTTAGAGTAGTTCCATCTTGTTTGACAGTTGAACTATTTAAAGGTGCATAGGCACACGTGTGACTATCACCAATAGCTAACCATTCATGCTTAAGATCAGAACCTACTATGCTTTTTGCTTCAGACAGTTTTTGAGTAATGGCATCACACCAGCCCTTATCTTCTACGTCTTTTCTCTTTTTTAGCTGTTCACCATAAGCAACAGGAGGACCATCTAGAAAAGTAATATTTTCTGCATTAAGAAAATTATCTACGCTTGATTTCAGAAAGTCATTAAACCCACCCATAAGATTAATTGTACCACCAAAGTTAGCGCCAGGTAATACGTAAATATCCTTATGAAATGAATTTTTATGGTCTAAATCAATCTCAAGGTTCTCTGACCACGTACGAGCATAGCCAAAGCTGTGGCTCGTTTCTTTTTTAGGTATTTTAGCAAATGTTCCAACTATCCTTGCCATAATATAAATCCCCTTAAACTACTAAATTAAAATGTCTTTCATATACATGCAAGTTCATTACTTGCCAGATCAGGTCACCTTTTGTAAGTTCATAACCTTCTTCATTTAGATTATCAATAGCACGATCCATAAGATGTTGTGCCCAAGCGTAATCATTCTTATAGCCAAATACTACATCATTAGAACGCATTTGCGATACCATATGCAGTTTATTATCACGAATATAAAATGTTTGAGCATTAGTACAGATAAAATCAGATTTACCATTTTCGTTGTACTCAGCCCAAATAGAGGGACGATTATAAATCATCTGAGCACGCCGGCTATCTGGATTCGCAATCAACTCGGCAATGGCGTTATAGTACTGATTATAAAACTTTGGAGAGTCTACAAGATATCCGTAGTTTGAATTGATATTACCATACTTATCTGCTGAATACTTCCAAGCAGCAGGAGCATCAGCACCGGACTCTGTGTTAATATCGTAGATGTTAGTAGACTGAGACTCGTACCAAGCAATCTCTTTATCAATGTATTCTTGATTAGGAATGCCGAAGATGGATGGTTCATCGGCGATGAATGATGCACCTAGCATCTCAATAGTCTTGGCACCAGTTTTATCAATGGTATATCGCTGGGCGTCCAGTTCGTCAAAGAAGTGGTCACGAATATCAGTCACTTTTAGCATTATCAGCTACTCTCTTTCTAAGTCCAGATGATGAAAATCTATGGTTCCGTTTGTTGAAGTGGAACTCAATACCTATTTTACGACAAATATCTTTGCCTGTAAACTCTTTTTCTTTATATTCTTCTCCTAGAATACGAATATTAATTGGATACATTTCTAGAATATCTAGGAGATCTTGTTCAGAATGATATACTACAATCTCATCAACATATTTCACTGCCGATAGTTGTGCGTATCTTTCTACAATAGTCTGAACGGGTTTATTCTTCTCAGGTCTATCGTAACTCGGATCGACCTGTAGTCCGCAAATAAGATAATCACATTGAGCCTTGGCTTCGCGCAGCATCATAATATGCCCGGCGTGAAGCAAGTCAAATGTGCTACAAGTAAATCCAACTTTCATGTTTATCCTATTTTTTACGTCTACGTTTTTTATTAACTGTTCGACGAACATCAAAAACTATTTTAAATAGTGGAAGAATTTCAATTCTAAACCAGCCTAGTCTAAAATTAAGTCTCATTTTTTTCCACTTGCCTTATATTTGATCGGCTTAAGAGCCTTTGCTTTTTTCTTTAAGCTTTTGTTTTCACGAATTGCACCAGATTTAGTTTTTACTAGTCTAGATTGTTTTGCCATGTTCATACCTTTTTATAAGCATATTCCAAGGCTCTGTCAGCCTCGATTTCAATTGGTCGGTTTTCATACCAACCACCATTTTCCATATCAAATTGCTTACATAGTTCAGCGATTTGAGAAGCTTGAATAGGATATTCCTTATCAATTGCTCTAGCCGATATTGCTACCATGATTTGATACATCTTATGATACCAACCGGTTTCGGTAATAGTAGAATATTCAGCAGCAAGCTTCTTAGGCCAAAACGGGCAATCATGATAACTTGACCAAATAATGTTGGTATTTTGCATCATCGACTTACGATGATTGACTACTTGTTCTACGAGTTCAGGAGGTAGTCGATCGAGAAACGTGTTACCACTCTTAGCCCTATCTACGTAGGGGTAACGGGCAAGAAGATTGTCAACATCAATAGGATTGCCACTCCCACTGAATATAAAATTATCAGCCTCGTCATATGTTGCAGGGATGTAATACATTCGGCTGAGGTCTTTACATTGTTTATCTCCTGACTCGTCAAGGTGAGATTGGAGTGCGAACCAAAAGTGTTTGATTTCTGCCACTGGTATATGGCGATCAAGTTCGAATACGAGTCGGAACTTTTTCTTAGTAGGGCGACTGCTTGCAGTGCTGTAGCAAACAAAGCGCCAATCACCAGCAAGTTTACGTACAAAATCATTTAGGTTTCCATCAATCTCAATGTCATCAACGTCAACAGCTGCCCAACCTGCCCAAGCAACAACATTCTTATTGGCTCGAGTAGTATCTGGTTTATATATAGCTGGCGAAAATAATTCAGCATCTACTTTTCCTTTCTTAGGTTGCTTAGACAATTCATACAGGAGTTTCTCTAGCTCGTCAAAGCTAGAGAAATCCATTCGCCGATGAGTTTTGTTGTCATAGGCATATCTTTGTTGTTCTTCCCACCAGCGAGGTGGTTTAAACAGCGTTAGGGATAGCACCGTGATTATCCTTATGTGTTGGTGGTGTCCATCCAGATGGCTTAAGAAGATCTGGAAGTCCAAATGGGTTTGGCCGGCCAGGCTTTACACCAGGCGATTTTGTCATATTCGCTTCGTATACACGATCCCATGCTTCATTAGGATCTACGCCGAATACATCTAGTGTTCCAATCGCAAAGACGCAAAGGTCAATCAGGCCATCAACAACTTCTTCAGCATCACGGTCAAAGAGTGCAGCATCAATAGTTTCATTCATTTCTTCCATACACATTTTAAGACGGAAGCGTAGATACTTCTGCATAAGTTCTTTATCGTGTTTATTCTTTTCCATCCAATCAGTAACACCAAACTTGTGGTGCATCATGCGGATATCATTAGGCCAGTCGCTCATATTATACTCCAATTGTTAACTTCATTATTATACTTCATATTTCTTATTTTGTAAATGTATTAATTCATCATACCACGCGTTCATATCAAACAAGTTGATAACCTTATCTGTTTTGTTAGCAGATACATTTATTGTTATTTTATTTGTATCACGGAGAATTTTTTGGCCGCAAATTACAACATCATCATTTATAACATCTTCAAATTTTATATCCTGATGGATTGGGAATCCATAAATGTTATTATTATGTTCAGCATTTTTATCATAACAGTAATAAAAATGATCTTTAAAATTATTATAATCAATCGTTATTGATTTGCTAGATTGGACACCGTATTCCTTAGAAGTTTCAGCTATAACAGTACTAAATAATTGATCTTTGAAATTATTCCTACTTAATCTAATAACATAAAAATTTTCTTCTATTAACATGCATTTAAATTTTTCAATATCGTCTAAATTTAAATTATTTGCTATATCGGTATGCAGAACTTTAAAAACAACATTATCATTAGATCTTGCTTTTTTTCTACAATAATTAATATACATGTTTATTTTTTCAGTATCTTCTGGTTTCATATATGTAAACAATTCTTCAAATAAGAAATTGCTGTCCTGCGATAGCAATTTCTGTAGATTTGATGATGCTGTTCTAGGATTAGCATATATTAATATGTTTTTTGGTATCATCCGAAAATATCATCCATTGTAATTTTCTCTTCAGCACTCCAGCCGATAGCATCCAGAATTGGCTCAAGTGGATCTAGGAATGTTTTTTGAAACTGAAGGTCATAATTGACATGCTTATGTAGCTTCAATTCTTCAGGCAAATACTCTGGAAATGCAATGACATTCTCTTTGACTGGATTAGGCATCTTAAGATAACAGAATTTTACTTTCTCACCAGCCTTAATAGTTTCATATGTTGAAGACAACCCGTTTATCTTTAGATGGTGATTATAAAGCAAACTCCCACGTACGTGAATGGGCGTGCCTTTTGCATAGACGGTTTTACGACGTTCCCATTTCTTAAGATCACTTACTCCACGAGGGAAGGCAACTTTCTCGGGAGGAAGCTGTTTAAAGTCTTTCTTAAACCTTGCAATAAAGTCTTGAGTACCATGACGATCGCCAGTAAGCATCATCTTAAACGCCGCCTTAAACTTGTCACGAACAACCTCAGGAGTAGAAGACTTGATAGCTTCAATGCCCATAATCTTCATCTTAGGCTCTGCGTATTGCACACCTTCAGAGTTATGAACATTGAGAATGTATCGTTTCTTAGCAGTCCAAATACCACGGTCAGCAATAACCTCACGTGCCATAACCATACGTTTGTCAAATGCGTTCATGTGATCATACAAGTTGTCATATGATTTCTCTAGCAATGGGATGAAATGTTCTTCACAAATCTTATCAAGTGCTTTGACCGGATCTTCAGGTTTAAGCTTTTTAACAAACGCGCCAAAGTTAACATAAACCGAGTCAGTATCGATAGCAATAACATAATCACGGTCGTTAGTCTGAAGAATACGGTTCATCTCAGCATTGATAGCACGTTCTGCCCATTGGATAGTAAGCTGACCTGACAGTGTGATGCCTTCTGCCATACGCATATCAAAGTAACGGAAATACTTATTACCCAAAGCTCCATACAAAGAGTTAAGAAGAATTTTAATAGCCATCTGACGGTTTTCAAGCTGGTTAATTTGCCGTTCGAGTTCTACTGTTTTATTCTTTTGATACTCTTGTTCACGCGCAAGCATTTCTTTCTTGACAGCTTTACGTTCACTATAGTAATCGACAATAAGCTTAGGCAAGAATCCTTGCTTATCTTTACGATATGAAGATCCGTTAATAGCAACAGCGACATTCATATCTCTAGCGCGAGGATCAACTGGCGTGTTCATATAATGCTCAACGCCTTCTTGGAAACGACCTTCCATAGATGTGACCAAAGTCTCGGGTGACATATTATATTGAACAATCAAGTTAGGATACAGCGAGTTAAGGTCAAATGATACGACCCAATCGTGTGCTCCAACATGAGGTTCTTTCACGTATCCGCCTGGATAGGGGTTCTTAACCTTTGGATCATTCGGCGGAACTGCGATCTTGGATTTACTCAACTCACGGTAAATGATTGAGTCCCAGATTGCAGTGGTTCCCATTGTGTCTTGATAGTTAACACCTCCACGATATGCCATAGTCATAGCAAGTGTAATAAGATCCATCTTTTCGTCAATACGTTCCACAAGCATAACGTCTTTGATGTTATAATCGATATAAAGCTGATAGTTTTCTTTATAAAGGTTTTGTAGGTTACCATATTCTTCATATGATAGCTTACGTTCTCCAAGAACTACATATGCAATATGATCAAGTTTATATGACTCTTGAGCGCCGTATGAATAACCAAACTTTTTAAACAGCTCGATGTAGTCCATCTGAGTAATACCTTTGATATCAAAAGCACACTGTGGTGAACCATTTACGGTAATTTCTTGGCGATCTACCATATTCCATGGAGAGAAAGCTTTAACCGCTTCTTCAGCACCGAGTCGAGCAATGCGATTTAAAATATAAGGAACGTCGAAGAATCTGATATTCCAGCCTGTAATAATGTCTGGGTAATTGTCTTTCCAGAACTTGATATACATCGCAAGCATTTCTACTTCGCTTTTACCACGATGCTCTTGGACAATCACGTCTTTCAGGATAGATTTATCTTTATCCCAGTCACCGAAGTGGAAAACGTGATATACGGCAGACTTACTTGACTTATGCGTAATAGCTGTGATAGGATGTGCAGCTTCATCAGGAAGAGGGAAACCATCTTCAGAATGGACTTCGATATCGATATTAGCGACATTGACCATTGAGCGGTCAAATTTAATATCACCTGGAAACTTATCAGTAATAAACTGATGAATGAAATTGGACGTGCCATATACTTCAGCGTTATCAATTTCTTCATAACGCTTACAAAAGTCAAGTGCTTCGGACATAGAGTCAAACTTGACAGGAGCAACTGGTCGACCTTGTAGGGTTTTCCAGCCGGTGTCTATCTGAGACGTGACATACATTGTGGGTTTAAATTTGTATCGGTGTTCAACAGCAGTGCCGTTGTCAGTGTATCCACGATATAGGATACTATTCCCATAACGGGAAACGTTTGTGTAAAAGCTCATATTACCTCCATAATCTAAAATATAGTATCACAGTTTGAGGTTATTGTACACCCCCATCGTAAGAGCCAAATGCCCAATATCTTTCTTTGCACCACCAGCATTCTTTACAAGGAGACGCTGAACTTATAACACAACTAGATGTCATATTAGATAAGTCTTTTAAACCAAAATGGTTATATTGAGCTGCTATGAATTTTTTATTAACTGTGGCAAAGGGAAAAACAAATTCTATACCAGGTTGTTTAGTCATTGCAATTAGCTCTTCCTCATTTGGATCATACGATCCGGTAGGTCGAGGAAGTCCTGGCATGCCGCGAGTAGTTCCATCTAAAACGGTATCACAACCGATAATATTAAATAAGTATTTTCTGGCTTCTCTAAGATAAGTGTTTTTACTTTCGGTGTCAATATCCGTTTGGTGATAGGTATGTAAGTACGGATTTTGAATACTTTTTCCTATAGGCAAGTCTTGGATATATTTTACAACATCCTTTCCGATATTGTGAACTTTGCAATTGGGCGCAGCTGCATCGTATGATATAGTTGGCCAAATTTTTACTTCATTCAATTGATCCCTACTATGTATCATAAGAGCCGTACAATACAAAATTAAGGCGGAATCAGCTCCGCCTGAAACGTGAATTCCAATATTTTTCCAATGAGCTGGAAATTTTTCAAAGAAGTCTACTACAACCCCATCATATTCTAAAATCATCTAATCACTCCTACCAAATGGTATCTAGTTTCGCTGGATGCATTAAATGCGGTATGCATTTTAGATGTATCTGTCATATACCATTGATTTTGTTTTAGGTGCTTAATCTCATCATCGATTACCATAAAGCACCCCTCTTGCGTTTTTATTGGAAAATGTATTCTTTTACTAAAGTCGGTATGCCAGGATAAACATGTATGAGGTTTAGATTTCATAATTCTAACCCTTCCTAAACTATATTTTTCAGAAAGAGCATTATATATTTTCTCAAATGATGTGCCTTTAAATATAGCACATAATTCAGTAAAATCTTTTTCGTGTAACCTGTTTGGTTTTGGCGTTTTAATTTTTTCGCCATTATCACATAATACCCAATCCCATACCATGCTTCCCACGCCAATCTGACAATTGTCTTCATATCCAACAGGATAATTTAAGCACACATTATCATATTCACATATGGACTTTAATTCTTCTAGAAGATTTTCATATACTGGAAGGTCGTATAATTCTTCAAAGTTTGCCATTATTAAAATACCTATTCATATCGTTATGCCTCTCAACAATATTCATGAGTTCTTCTTGAGCTGCTACTGCTGTATCAAACTCAAAACCGTCATTGACGTGATTAATAATTGTCCAGAATTGTTCTTTATCCATAGAAGTCATGCAATATATTGACATTGCCGCCATCATGAAATCAAATTCGGTTAGGTCGCCGTAAAGATCGTCTTCGTTCTCTTTAGCCATAAAAAATACCTCCGTATTGCTACAGAGGTATTTATTATATTTTACTTAATCTTTTGTAGAAACGAATGAATACATCTCTTTGGCTTTTGCCATTAGATCTTCAGTGGAATACATCTTATAAGCTTCTTTCAACTTATCTTCAATGTCCGTACGAGCTTTGTTGCCTTCAGCAACCATGTTTTCATAGAACTGGATGTTCATATGATATTGCTGATCCAAATATTCTTTGGCTAGTTGCAACATATCTGCACGGATTTCGAATGGATTCTTATTGCTCA